TAATCAGCAGGCCAACGTTTTTGCCAAATCAGCCAATACTTATGAGTATGTGGGAGGCGTAGGGATTACGCAGAATGGCACAATGTCACAAGGTGAGTACATTGACATTATAAGAGGCGTAGACTGGCTAACTTCAACTATTCAAACCTACGTTTATAGCGTTTTAGTCAATAGTCCAAAAGTGCCCTATACTGATTCAGGCATAACCGCTATTGAATCTCAAGTAAGAAGAGCCTTGCAGCAAGGCGTTTCTAATAATTTCATAGCAGCCGATCCACAATATCAAATCTTTGTGCCCAAAGCTGCCGATGTACCTGCAATTGATAAAGCAAACAGAATCTTGCGTAACGTAAGCTTCCAAGCGACATTAGCAGGCGCAATTCAAGCAGTGCAGATAACAGGAACAGTATCGGTATAAGTATAAGAAAATAATCATGTAAAGCAGCTTTACAAAGAGAGGTAACTAGTGAGCGTAAGAACATATGATCCTAAAAATGTGATAGTTACGATCGGGGGCGTGCCAATGAGCGGCTTTTCTGATGGCACTTTTTGAGAGGTAGATCGCAATGAGCCTACATGGAATACAGTCGTGGGCGCTGATGGTTTAGTAACTAGAGGCAAAACGAATAATTTCTCAGGCACTTTGACGCTAACATTAAAGCAATCAAGCCCAAGCAATGACGTTTTGAGCGGTTTTTTAGCTATTGATGAAGCTACTAATTTAGGCGTTGTGCCTGTTCTAATTAAGGATCTAAGCGGAAACTCTATTTATTTTAGCGCTAGTGCTTGGATCACACAGTACGCTAATTCAACGTTCGGAAAAGATATTAGCGACAGACAATGGGTGCTAACGTTAGCTCAAGCGGATATATTCGTAGGCTCTAACGCAGAAAGTTAATATGTTTAAACATTAGGCATATCTCTTTGATATGTTGAAAAAACTGGGAAAAATCAACATGATAGAAACAAAAGAAAAATTAATAGACGGCTCAAATTACACCGTCACTCAACTGCCAGCTCGAAGAGCTTTGAAATTAAAGACCAAGCTAATAAAGATTTTCGGCGGTCTATTTTTAGCTAACGATTCAAAAACTATGCAAAGCGTTTTTCAATCTTTAGATGAAAATCAATTCGAAGCTCTTTGCATGGAGATGATTCAAGGCGTTAGAAAAAATAACGTAGAACTTTCTCCTGCTACTTTCGATTTAGAGTTCGCAGGCGACATGGCAGGCGTTTACAAGCTTCTTTTATTCATAATTGAGGTAAACTTTGAAAATTTTTTTCAAATGATCGGTATTGGACTCCCATCCCTTTCGGAGGAACAAGTACCGACTGCACCAAGTACGAAAAAAACCTTCACCAAGAATTAAAAGAAGAGCTGATTTTGTGGAGGCTAATAACTGAAAAAATAGCTTCTTTACATGAGTTAGAAACAAACTGGAATTTAAATGACGTTTACAAAGCTAATGCGCTTCTCGATATGAGGTTAGATCTTTCAGAAGAAGCCAGAAGAAGGATTAAAAGATGACAGTCGTTAGAGAATTAGTCACAAAGTTAGGCTTTCAGTTTGACAGATCTAATTTAGATAAGCTTGAGCGTTCTATAATCGGTTTTAAAACGAAAGCCTCAATTGCTTTAGGTCTTATCGGCACTTTAGCTAAGAAAACGATAGATTTTTTCGGTGGCATAGCTGATGGCGTAGTTGAAACCAAAGATCTTGCTGATTATTCTAATATCGCTTTAGAGAATTTTGTAGCTTTAAGAAGTGCAGCTGCAAAGTTTTCTATCAAGCCGACTCAATTTAATCAAAGCGTAGAAAAGCTCTCTATCTCTATCAAGCAAGCAAGTCGAGGTTTTGGCGAACTCTTTAGACTAGCAGAAGAAACGCAAGGCAAAGTGAATTTTCGTGGCTTAAACGGCGAGCTTTTAAATGTTAAAGATATTCTTTTTCAAATCGGCGATTACATAAATTCTATCGGCGATAAGTCTGAAAAATTAAGGATCTTAGGCAATATCTTTAGCCCTGAAAGTGCAGGCGCATGGCTCAGATTCTTAGAACAAGGCAACGAACAGATAGGCCTTTTAGTTGAAAAAGAAACAGAATTTGCGAAAGGCTTTCAAGCTTCTGTAGACGGCGCAATAAAGCTTCAAAATCAAATATCGGAACTTTCTGTTCAATGGGATAAATTTGCGACAAAGATCTTAGAATTAACTGTGCCTTCATTGGTAAATTTCTTCTCATCAATTAATAAGTTTATTGATGATGTTAGAAGCAAAGGTGTTTGGGAAACGATTACCACTAATGCTTCTCAGATAGATCCTAGAAGCTTTACAACTGGCGTTCCTAGATTAAAGCCCGAATTCGATCCAGAATCAGAAGTTTATAAGAGAATGCAAATAGAAAGGGATCAAGCTGTTCAAAATCAGAATTCTACAAGCATTATTAACAATAATAATTTTCAATTTAACGTACCAGCAGGTACTCCCGAACAAACTGCAAGCTACACAGTCGATCAAGTGCAAAAAACTCTCGATCAATTTTGGCTAGAAAAAACAAGAGAAATAATCAATAACAATCCGCAGGTGGAATAATGGTCTTAAGCCTACTCTATAAAGGAAAATACGCTCAAAGCTCTGTTAATTTTGCTAATGATGGGCCTGCTATCGTCACTTTCGACACAATGGTTTCCGAAGATCATCGCTACTCATCAAGAGTCACTTATTTCCCAGTAGAAAGCGGAACTATAGTCAGCGATCATATTATTAATCAGCCCGACGTAGTGGTTTTGTCAGGGTTAATCTCTGATACGCCATTGAATATCCTAGCAACGTTCAATAGATCCGTTTCAGCCTTTAATTCCCTAATCGAAATTCACGAAAGAAGACAGATAGTTGATATCGTTACAGGTATTAAAATCTATCGAAACATGGCTATAACTTCTTTAGATGTGCCTCGAAACATGAAGACAGGGCAAACCCTCACTTTTAATATAGAACTACAAAGAATCATTTTCGATAATAACGTGCAACAGCTAAGCGACCAAGGCAATATATTCGGCGGTGTAATGGATAACACGCCAAGAGCGATTGTAGCCGAGAATACAAACATTCCCTTATTAGATAACGACCCTCCTTTTAGCTTAAAAGATCAAGCGACAACTAGCACAAATTTAGGCGTTCAAAGCTTAGATTCGATACCTCCCGCCATTTTGCCGAACGTTCTCGTTAATTTAGCAGCATTAGGGAGGGTTTTTTAATGCAGATTATACCGTTTAAAGAGCCAGCAGCTTGGCAAGCCCAAATCACTCTTACCAGCGTTATTTTTATTCTCTATTTCAAATGGAATGCTTTGAATAAGTATTGGGTTATGAATATCAATAATCGAAATTATGAACCTATTTTGTTAGGCGTGAAAGTTGTTCCTAACTTCAATTTAACCGCACAATTCGCAGCCATTCAAGATATGCCGTTTGGTGATATTTTGTGCCAAAATATTCTAGATCAATGGGGCGATATCGAACGTTTCGACATGGGCGAAACAACTGAGTTAATCTACTACGAAGCAGGCGAAATTGAAACTCTCATCGAGGTTAATGCGTGAAATTCTATCGTCAAGCTTCTGCAAGAATCAAGATACGAAATGCAAATTTTCAATACGTTGATGAAATAACGATCAAGGATTTGCGTATCTCTTTTTCAATCACTAAATCTTTAGCTTGGAGCACTAATTCTTGTGTGTTAAAAATATGGAATTTGAGTCAGAAAAAAAGAAATATCATAAAGGATTTTGGCGATGAAGTCACGATATATGCAGGATATGAACTGGCAGGCGGTCCAGAGGTGTTATTCATCGGTCAAACCACGGCGGTCAGTCATATTTATGAACAGCCAGAAATTATCTCTGTCCTGGAATGCGGTGATGGCGAAAAATTCATTAATCAATTACGAATTTCTATCTCGTACGCAGCGAACACGTCAGCACGGACGATTATCAGGGGCATTGCGTCTCAAATGGGTATTGTTATTTCTGAGTTTGCCGATAGCGATGATCTTATTTATCGCCAAGGTTTTAAATTTAATGGCATGGGTAAAGACGCCCTAACTACTGTTTGCGATAAGCTCAATCTTCAATGGAGCGTACAGAATAACACGCTTCAAATAATCCCACAGGGTGGCACAATCACTCAACCTACTATCCAGATTAATCAAAATACAGGTATGCAAGGCGTGCCCACTCGTTTCACCTATCGCAGCTTAGATCTCTATAGGGCTATCAATCAGCCTAATACAGGCTACAAGGTCAACGTTGCTTTAGATCCTTTTATTTTGCCGGGAGCAAAAATAGATCTCTATTCAACGCACTTAGATTTCAAAGGGCCATATAGAGTAGAGACAGTTAGACATGAAGGCGATACGTTTGGCTTTTTGTGGCAGACTAACTTGGAAGTAAGAGAGCTAAAATCAGGATCAACACAATGACAAATCCAGTCAGCATGACCGATGCCGTAAGGCAAGCAATTCTCTATCAGCTAGGTAACATTCACACTGCTATGCCAGCAGCTATTATCTCCTACGATCACACAAAGCAGAAAGCGGTCGTACAGCCCCTTTTAAATAAAGTCTGGACGGACGGCACAGTCTCGCCTTATAAACCACTAGAAAACGTGCCAGTGATATTTCCTAGAGCAGGCGGTGCTTCCCTCACCTTCCCAGTGTTTGAAGGAGATACCTGCTTGCTCGTTTTTATCGAAAGAAGTACCGATCTTTGGTTAACAGTAGGGGGACAAGTAAGCCCAGATGATAATAGAAAATTTGATCTTTCGGATGGCGTTGCGATTATGGGCTTATTCCCTTTTAGTGAAAATTCTATGTCAGATAATAATCAAGACGTTCTTTTGACTTATGAAGGCTCTTCACTGAGAATCAAACAAAACGGCGATATTGTTATTAATACTTCTGGCAAAGTAGCAATTGGCAATTCAACAACCGAAGTGCTAGATATTTTATCGCAATTGTTAGCTGATCTACAAGGCGCAACTGTAATGGGCGCAGCTCTGGGTGGACCGTTGAATCCTACTTTCGTTGCTCAAGCCCTAGCCCTTCAAACTCAATTAGACGCAATTAAGGGGACAATACCATGATTGATATAGCGTTGGATCCAAAAACAGGCGATCTCGTTTTTGAAGATTTTGATTTAGCTTTAGTTGGAGGCGTAGATCAAATAGCACAGAATTTGGCAATCAGGCTCAGATTCATTCAAGGAGAGTGGTTTTTAAATATTTTAGCAGGCATTCCCTACTATCAATATTTTTTTATTAAGAACCCCAATCAGATTCAAGTAGAGACTTTTTTAAAAGATGAAATATCCAATACTAGGGGAGTAATAGAAATTACTTCATTTTCAAGCGATTTTAATGGAGTAAAGAGATTATTTACTGTAGATTTTAGCTGTAGAACGATAGATGGAAATTTAGAAATGGAGCAGGTATTACCATGATTATTTTCGGCTTAACCCCTCAAGGCTTCAACGCCCCACGACTTGCAGACATAAAACAATCGCTGGAAAACTACTTCATAGCCGAAATGGGCGATGTTAATACCGATCCTCAATCTGTAGTAGGACAAATTATCGGCATTTTCGCAAAAGTTTTTGCAGATATCTGGGAAAATATGAACGATGTCTATTTTTCTCAATATCCTAACAGCGCTTCTGGCGTATCTTTAGATAACGTTGTGCAGCTCAACGGAATCACTCGTTTGCCTGCTACTAGAACCTCTGTCGTAGCTACGCTAGATGGTTTAGAAGGCACGTCAGTCCCAATCAATTCGCTAGCTAG